CAGCGATCGCCCGCTCCATCCGCGGCGCCTCAGCATCCAACGCGCCCTGCGGATCCGGGACCGTCCCACCACCACCATGCGCGCCACCGAAGTAGGCGAGACTCGCGAGGTCGCCCACCTGACCACCAGGCTCGGACACGGGACCGATCTCCGCAGCGAACCCACCGTCGAGGATGTCGTAACTGATCGACCGGGCCGCACCCTTGAACCAGAACGACCCCGCCATCTCCTGGACCATCTGCGCCTTGGCCTGAGTGGCGCCACGCTTGATCACGCCAGGGATCTTGTCTACGACCCGCTGGGGCGCCCGGGTCAGGTCAGCGGCGAACGCTCGGACCTCGTGGGCGTCGAAACTCACCGAGTCGGCCATCAGGTGGTCTTCCGAAGGGACCGCTCACACGTCAGCGCGACCTTTTCGGCGTAGGCGCCCCACCCGCGGCCAGTGGCTCGCAGCGCATCGAAGGACGGCGTAGTGACGATCGAGGCCACACGAGTCCCAACTACCCCCGAGCAACCGCGTGGCGTGATAGGGGTTCGCCCCGCGTGCTCGGGGTGCTCGGCCATGAACCGCTCGGCGTCACGATGTGTCTCAGCTAGCAGGATGTTCATCATGCCCCGCCTCCCACGACCACGGGGGGCCCCTGGTACTCGTCGCACAGAAGCCGTTGCGCGGTCGCCTGGGACTGGTCACCAACCGACCCGACCCGCAACACCTTCCCGACCATCGCCGCGTTGTCCGGGTCCGACACGACCGTCACCACGTCACCCGTCATGAACGCCACACCGAACGGGACCTTCACAACACCCCGCGACAGGGTGAACACCTGCCCACCAGCCTGCGGGGTCTGCTCGAACGCCATGCCCGGATACCGGAAGTAGCACGGGCCACGGTAGTCCGGGTGACTACTACCCCACGTCGGGGCCGGGTAGATCCGGGTCGCCGGACACGTGACCTCACCATCCGGGGCGGTCACCACCACGCCAGGGCGGTCGATCGTGCACGTCGCCCGCATCCGCTCCCGGGCGATCGGCCGAAGAACCGAGAGCGCGTACGCGGCCACGTCAGGCACGGGGCAGTCTCCACGCCGGCACACCCAGACGGATGCTGCGGACCGCGCCGTATGCGTGGACCGGTAGCGCGGCCATCAGCGCCTCCTCGTCCACGGACAGGTACATCGCGCCCGTGGACGCGGTGTTGTCGATCGTGGCCTGCCCGTCGTCGACCCCGAAGGACCTGAGTGACATGGGGTTCTTCACGACCCGCAGGACCATGTCGCAGACGACACCTTGGACGAGGGTGAGGGCGATGGTTCCGGCGGTGACGCGGGCCTCGAGTGTGGGGACCTTGAAGTTCAGGAGGGCCTCGGCCTTGATGATCTGCGTGCCGAGCTGGGTGTCGATGTCGGCGCCTGCGGGGATGTCGATGCCGTAGGCGTGATCACGGATGGTCGCAGCGGTGACCTCGTACACGGCAGCCTCCTCGGCTCAGTGCTCAGCGGGGTCCTCGTCGACCCCAGGGTTCGGGATCGGCTCAGGATGGGGGGTTGCCTCAGCCTTGGCCTTGGGCTTGGGGCCCGGCTTGCGCCTGGCCTTGGGCTTCACCTCAGGTACGGGCTCGGCCTCAGGCTCGGCCTCGACGGCGAGCAGGTGGGGTCCGACCGTGCACCCGTCCGGGACGACGTCGCCACCATGGAGGGCCACCGGGGACATGGCCCCCGGGGCGTGGGCGAAGGTCACACCAACAAGATCAGAACGGATGCGTGCCATGCGTGCTCCTCAGGTATGGGGCCCGGGGCGGGGGAGGCAGCGCGCCCGCCCCGGGCCATCTTGCTCGATCCGATCAGAGGACCGTCGCCGTGAGGCTCAGGTCCGCGTTCGCCAGCACCGGCTCACCGATCGCGTCGGAGATGACCTCCGCGATCATCGGCGGCTTCGGGTTGCGGTACACGCCGGCAACGATGCCCGGCTGCTCCGAGTCCTCGATGCCCCACGCCGGGTCCATCGACGTCAGGGTCTGACCCCAGAACGACGCACCGAGCTCGGTGCCCTCCCAGTCGTCGGTCGAGACCGGCGCCGGGAGCATCAGGAGCTTGGACGTGGACAGGACCGTGCCAGCAGACGTGCGGCGGTCGTACAGGGTGATCGGGGGGAGCCCCGCACCCTGGACGATCTGCTGCACGTCAGCGAAGGTGGGCGTACGTGCCCCACCGTTGATGAGCTGCACCTGGAACTGGTCACCTGCGGCCAGCGCCCGGTACACGCGCGTGGTCATGGCCAGCGCGCCCGGAGGCACACCGTTGGACGCCACATACACGTCGTGCCACGTCTGCAGGTCCGCGAGACGGTCCACCGTCGACACCAACCACAGGGACGCCGCCGTGACGGTGTGCGTGGCCGAACGCCCGAAGTCGTCCTCGGTGTTGAAGTTGTCCTGGACGATCGTGGCCTTCCCGGTCTCCAGGACGGTCCCCCGCAAGCGCTCCATCCGGTCCGCGACCGCGATGACGACCCGGTTGGTCGTCGCCAGGATCGAGTTCAGGATCGTGTCGTCGGAGGCGTTGCGCAGACGGAGCTGGGTGTACTCCGAGACGGGGATGTTCTGCCCGATGGCCGGGAGCTCGAGGGTGACCCTCTTGCCCGACGGCGCCGTACCGATCTCCGGCTCAGCGTCGTACGCGCGGAACTTCGCCTCAGGGATGAGACCCGTCGACCCGATGCGGAACCGCACCTCGACGTCGGCGACCTCACGGTTCGGCAGCCACACGGCGAGGGTCCCCTTGCGGGCCTCGTACGCGGACAGGGACTCCCGGACGTACCCGGTCAGGGTCGCCGGGTCGATGACATCAGTCCACAGGAGGCTCATGAGGACTCCTCCTCGACGGTGATGAACACGAACGCACCGTCAGCGGGGACCGTTGCGAAGGTGATCGGCAGGTTGGCGACCTTGATCGTCCCGTGCCGGAGCGCTGGGGCGGCGAAGTCGTTGAGGTTGTTCAGGTCGATCGTCTGATCGGTGAACAGGAACCCGAGGCGCTCCGTCTCGGTGGCGGTCCACGGGACCGCGGCCGACTCGTCGGAGACGTCGAGGGCGAGCCCAGACGGCAGGTAGCCGTCCGGGTAGTGCGTACCGGCGGTGAAGGCGCTGACGTCGATGGTCACAGTGCGGCAGTTGCCGATTCCATGAGCCGATCCGAGCCAGGACTGGTCACCGCCACCGATGGTCTCGGACGCGAGACGCGGCATGGTGTTGTCCTTTCATGCGATGGGGCAGGGGGTCACTTCTTGGGGTGGCGCTCTTCGTACAGGGACCGTCCGGCATTGACGCCGGTGGTCGGTGTGGTCGGGCCGCGTCGTCCCTGGCCCATGTCGGGCCACGTCTTGCCGTCGGGGGCGAGGCCCTCGACGTACTGCGACACCCTGTCGGCGTCAACCTCACTGCCGTCGGCGGTGAGGAACTTGGTCAGGTCCAGCAGGTCGAACCCGGCGTCGAGTCGTTCAGCGGGGACACGTCCGGCGGCGGCCGCCTTGATCTCGGCCTTCACGAGGCGGGGCAGGCTGTCCCTGATCGCCTCAGCCTTGGCCTGCGTGCGAGCCTCAGCCCTGGCTTGCTCGATGGCCTTCTCAGCGTCGGTCTGCGTCAACGCCTTGAGCCGGTCGAGCTCAGCCTTGACCGCGTCGTAGTCGGCCGTGGCGCCCGCCCGGTCCTCGTGCTTGCGTGACTGGTGCTTCCAGTACGCGGCCTGCTGCGCGTCCGTCATGTCCTTGACAGGAGTGGCGGCCGGGAACCCCGGGTCGGCCGTGACGGCCGGTGGGGTGACAGGTGCAGGAGGTGTCGTTGACACTGCCGGCGGCGTGGGTGGCAGCGCATGGGTGGGTGTGGCTGGTGCGGCGGGCGGTAGTGCGGTCATGTCGTGTCCCCTGTCGGGAGTGGGTGCGGTCGCCCGTGGCGGGCGTCCCCGAGGCCTCGGGGCGTCGTGGGGGTGTCAGGGTCGGGCGGCGATCTTCGTCCGCAACTCTTCGAGCCGGGCACGGGTCCCAGCAGACTCGAAGACCAGCGCGGACCGTTCGAGTTCGGTGAGGGTCGCCTGCAGCTGGGCGACGGTGCGGGTCGCGTCGATGTCGGTCACAGTCCTGGTGCTCCTCCTCCGGCGTGCCGCGGCCACCTCATCGGGCCCGCGGAAGTGTTGACGTGAGTCGGTCAGGACCGGGCCGAGTTCGCCGTGCTCCTGGACCTGGTAGCGGACCCGCTTGAGGTCGTCGCGCCGGTTGGAGTCCGCCGATTCGTAGACGGCCTTGAGGTCGGCGTCGTTGAGGGTCCCACCCGGGTCGTGCACCTGGGTGATGGGTAGGACCGTGCACACGCAGTGGCTATGAAGTGGCAGCAACTCGCCCCTGTTGTAGACCCGGTCAGCGGCGGCGATGCACAGGCCACACACCCCGGTCTTGGACGCCTCCGGGTGGATGGCCCGCCGGAACCCGATCACCTCAGGGTTCGCTGTCAGGGACCGGCGCCACGGCTCCCTGGGCGCCAACCCCAGGTCGGTGCGGCACATCGCATCCGCGCGCTGTAGACCCATCCCCACCGCCTCTTCCAGGGGCAGGCCGTTCGCTACCTGGAGCCGGACCGTGTCCGCGACCCGCCCATACACCCCGGCCCACCCGGACACGCCTTGGCGTAGCGGTTGGGTGATCGTCATGGTTCCGGCCGGGCGAGGTGACCCGCCCACGACCTGGGCGAGGATCCGGGTCATGGCCGCGTCCGCCAGGGCCACACTCACCTGGGACGACGCACGCACGACCTGACCGGCACGAGTCGCGGCCACTGTGATCTCAGCGTGGTCGTACCAGTCGAGCCCGTCATAGGCACGGGTCACACCCGCCACCGCACGGGTCTCGATCTCCTCACGCCTGATGGCTTCCGCGTCGACGATCCGAACGACGGCCTCGTAGTCCACCGGTCACGGCCCGACAGGCACCACGGGCGCCGCTGGCACCGCAGGCACCGCGGTGGAGGCCGGCGTGGGGGCCGGTGTGGCGTTCGGGGGCGGGGGTGTCAGCAGTGACGCCAGCGCCTCGTCGTCCATCCGCTCGGACGCCATGCGCTCGATGTCCTCCGGGTCCATCTGCCACACTTGACGCATCCGCGTCCGCCACGGCACATCGGCCGCCTTCGCCTTCATCCCCGCGTCAGCCTTCTCGCCGAGGGAGTACCGTTCTGCGGGCGCCCACCGGATCTTGATCGTGAACGGGTCCTTGAGGGTCTTGATGCCGGCGATCCGCCCCAGGATGGACAACACCTGCGCGTAGGGCCCCTCGAGGCGCGCCTGCTTGTCCTCGACCTTCGTCGTCAACCCCTCCTTGACGAGGGACGCGCCCGCAGCGGACTGGTTCGCGGCCTCCGGGGTGAACATCGACATGGGCGTGAACGTGACCGCCGACAGTCGCTCGATCTCCTTGGTCGCCATCGTCGTGATCGGTGTCAGGTCAACCGCCCCGGACTCCCACATCTTTGCCGTCTCCGGCAACTTCCACAGGGCCCCAGGGTCGGCGGTGAACACGTCGTTGTAGTCGATCTCGACCCCGGTCTTGGGGTCAACGTCTGGCATGTCCGCAGCGGGGACCTGGATGGCCCGCTGCTTGAATGCTTGCAACGTCGCGATGACCATGCCCTGCAAGATCAGGTGGTCGATGCGGTCGAGGATGTCCAGGTGGCGCTCGAACTCCCCCACACCCTCCTCGTTGCGGAACCGCACCATCGGCATCGACACGGGCACCGACTCGCCGTTGGCACCACCAGAGTCGGTATCCCACTCCCAGCCCGAAGCGGTGAACGGGGGGGCGCCCTTGCGCGGCATCTTCCGTGACCGCTTCGCAACCCACCGCCGACCGGGCCCGTCCTCGGTGTCGCCCGGCAGGAACAGGTATCCGAGATCAACATCGGCCACGTCGTCGTGGAACAACTTGGCGGCCGCGAGGATCTCGGACTGGCGCACCGGGTCGTGGATCGTCACGACTTGGCGGGGATCCTCAGCGGTCGCCGCAGGCTTGCCCTTGTACTCCGCGCACAACACGTACGCATCCCCTGCGACCAGGGTGTTGCGGTTCACGTCATGGTGCTCGTGCGCCATCCCAGACCTGCGCCACAGGTCGTACGCTTCCGCGTCCCCAACCTCATCCATGCTCGCCGCCGTCAGGATCCCAGCGACCCGCAGGCGGTACCGGACCGCCCGGACGACCATCTCGGCGAAGTTGGTCCGCGACACGCAGAAGAAGTGCTTGGCCGCATCAGGGGCGTTCGCCAACGACGACGGCACCGGGGCGTTGCCCTCATACCGGGCGAACAGTGGGTCGATGCGCTTGGTTCGCGCCTCCAGCTTCACCGAGCAGCGGCGCAACCACCAGCCGGGCGATTCCGGGGTCTTCACGTCGATCATCAGGTGACCCCTCTCTGCTCAGCGGATACGTCTCGGTCTGGTCGGAACCCGGGGACGGTTGGCCCCGGCCTTCACGGCATCGAGGTACCCCTGCCATGACAGCAGACCAGCCATCGCCGCGTCGAACTTCCGGTCAGGATGGATCTTCCCCAAGATGATCAACGGCTTGTCCTGGTCGTCGACGTAAGAAGTCGGGACCGACCCCGCCGCCGCGATGTGCCGGGCGAACGCTACGGCGTTCGGGTCCGCGGCAGTCCAACCCGCCACACCCGATGCGATGGCCTCCTGGTACGCGCGGATCGCGTACCCCACGATCTTGTACCGGTTCGTCCACCACTCCTCAACGAGGCCCTTGTGCCGGCCAGCCCACACCCCGACCTCAGTCACCCAGTACGGCGGGTCCGCGTACATGCGCCACACGTCGAACCTGGAGAACACCTCGTCGACCGTCTGGTCCACCAGGTCCGCCGGGACCTCCCAGTTGTTGGCGTCCAGGTCCCGCTCCCACAGGCCGTACAACTCCTGCGTGCCCGTCATCAGGTCAGTGACCACCAGGGCCGTCGAGTCACGGAACCGGGCACCATCGAAACCGACCGCGACCCGCGCACCCTTGGGGATCCGCTCCCGCAACGGCGCATCCGCCACACCGCCCACACGGCCGAGCTCAGCCCACCGCTTCACGTCAAACGCCTGCTGCCCCGACTTCACCCACCGGTTCAGCCAGACGCGCTCCAGATAGGCGGTGTCGACGCCAGGACGGTCCCACTGCGACGCGATCTCGTCGAACTGGCCCGGCCCCCACTCGCCCGCAGGGCCCGTCGCCTCGGTCACGGCGTCGATCCGCTCGGACTTGACGGACAGGTCGTGTCCGCCGTTGTCCGTGCGGGATAGGTAGAACAGATCCGGCCGCTCGATCTTGCCCGCCGCGATCAGCTCGGCCTCGGCGTGCAGTTGCTCGGCGACCGAACCCTGGCCGAGTTCGCCCGCTGTGCCGACGTACAGGGACCACGGGTCGTCCAGAGGACGCTTCGGGAGGTTCGCGTCCATCGTCGTGTGCGCCTGCACCTGCCGGGGCAGATACAGGCGGTGCGGCTCATCGAAGCAATTCATCGTCGTGCGCGCACCATCACGGGCACCAGGGCTGTTCGCCAGCGGCACAGCCTTGCCATCCGCGCGCCCACGGTCGTCCAGGCGGATAACCCGCTCCAACGAGGAGTCGAACAGGTCTGCGTCCGGACCCTCCTCGACGATGTACTTGAGCGCCCCGTACGCCAGCTCCTCGACCTGTTCGACCGTCACCGCCAGCATCGGGATGTACGGGGCGCGCACCGGGCGACCCACCGGGTCGCCGTGAGCGTCGAACCCATCGCAGCGAGTCGGGCCCTCGGGATGCAACTCGCAGAATGCGAGGATCCCTTCCTTCTCGGTCTTCGCCAGGCCCTTCCTGACCGACAGGCCGACCCGCTTGAACCGACGACGACCCTGCCACGGGTGCCCCTGCGGAAAGACCTCATACGCCCGGAAGATGAACGCACGGAACTCCGGGTCAATCTGGTACGGCTCACCCTGCAACGACCCCGGACCATAGATCGCCCGTTCTGTGATGAAGTCGCAGATCCCCCGACCCAACGTCGGCCACGGTTCCGGGTCAGGGCCCGGCACGACCAGCAGCACGTCAGTTCACGGCGTAGAGGCCACCACGCGGATCGTCCCCATCCGCGGCCTTCGCAGCAGGAGGCTTGGCAGCCCCGCGCCGCTGATGACCACGCGCCTCCACCGCATCCACATGCTCGATCTCCGCGCGCAGACGCAACAAGCCTAACGGGTTCAACCCCAGGCGATCCTCACGCTGACGCGCCTCCGCGGCCGCCTTCAAGTCGCCCTGCTCGCCCAGCACCTGGCAGCGCACGTACTGCGCGACCGACCGCAACGAATGGGACTCCTCCCAGATCACAGCCTGAGGCGTCGCCCACAAGTCCCGCCACAACGCCACCTCAGCGTCCATGGCCTGCTCGATCTGCAGTTCCAACGTCGCGACCGTCAACTCCGACTGGTTCAGCGATCGACGCAAGCGACCCTTCGCCCGACCATCCGTGGCCTCCTCGACCTGCACCTGCAAGGACGCCACCCGGTCACGGTTCAACTCGAGCTCAGCGATCAGCCCAGGATTCGGCTGCAACGGCCACGCCGGCGCCGGCTTCTTCCCGCGCCCACCAGGCTTGAGAACCCGGAAACCCTTCTTCGGGTCATTGCGGCGAGCACGCACACTCGGATGCTTCGGCGGCGGACCAGGCATGAGCAGACCTCCATGTCGGAGAAACCCCAGCAGCCCCTGACGGGCCACCCGAGGGACAAAACACCGAGCACCTCAGAGAGGCTTCACACCCTGACGCGAGTTGCACGATCGGCAATACGCGACCAAGACGGAACCCGCCCCCCCACGCGCAACAGCCACCGTGTGCGCAGCAGTCAGATCACGCGACGGATGAGACGGACGCTCCCACCCAGGACACACCCACCCATGCGCTGCCACCCACGCCGCCACCACGGCCGCACGACGCCGACGCTCACACGGATCACGCGCCGCGATCGACGACTGCGACGGAGGACGCTCCGCGTGCGCAGGGCAGTACGTACGCCCCACCACACGCACCTGACAATCGAACCGCCCACACTTCTTCGGAGCACGCACAGGCGCCTCCAGGGGCGAGGTGGGGAATTAATCGGCCCACCAGGGGATAAGACCGATCCCGTACGGGAGAAAGTGTGCA